AAGCGTAAACGACGTAAGTGAGCCAGACCAGGGAGGGGATAAAACCTCTCCCTACCCTAAATATATTATATCACTTCCATCAGGATTTATGAACTGGCTGAAAAAATACGGTGATTTGTTTTTTATTGTAATGACACTACTGTATGGGTTAACAAGAAATCCAGAAGCCCCATGGAAGATAACTGATACTTTAATTGTTGTAGCTCTGGTATTAATGGCGCTCAATAGAGTGCTAGGGATGATAAAGCGATGAGTGAGTATAATTTCAAAACCAGGGATGATCTGGTTCAGTTTATCCAGACAGAATTAATTAATACGGCAGAAGTCATGCAGATATTAAACTGCAGCCGGCAGAACGTATTTGACTTGATTAAGCGGGGGAAGCTAGTGCCGGTAAAAGAGACGCCAAAAGACCGACTGTTTTTTAAATCAGACATATTAGCCAGAGTTAAGCCGTCCGAATAGGACGGTTTTTCTTATGCTTAAAATCAGGGGAGGTGACCACGCCATGATCTACTGCAACAATACATCTTGCCAGCACTACGACAACCAACAATGCAAGGCAGCTAACGTCTACTACATTGATCGGCGTTGCGTCACCTACCGTAAGCGAGCGCGTGAACCGGATTACCGGGAGTTGATGCGGCCAGGCGTAGGGATATGCGAGCGAAGCAATAGACGGATGAAGAGGAAACGATGAGCGTCCGGCATCTGCTGGAAATTTAAGGTACTTTGCAGGGGGTAGCCGCCTTACGGGTCTTGCGAGCCCCAAAAAGTCGTTAGTGACAGACATAAAAAGTTCGGTTCGTGTTCGGAAGCTGAGAGGTGATAAAAATGTCAATCAACGGAAAAAGCATAGTATCGACATCGGAATTGGCTGCTGTCATCGGCATTACCGATCGGCGTATTCAATACCTAGAAAAAGCCGGGGTCTTAAATAAAATCAGCAGAGGGAAGTACATACTTACTGAAGCTGTACAAGCATATTTAGATTATCGGTTGACACAGGCGACCAGCTCTGATGAAGATCTTGACTTGACACAGGAAAAGACACTGTTGACCCGAGCCCAACGCGAGAAAGCCGAAATTGAACTGGCTGAATTAAGAAATGAAATATATCGGTCAGACTATATTATCCCTATTATTCAGGAACTGCTTCTAGGGGTGAGGAATCGCCTACTGGCCATCCCCCCGCGGGCTGCACCTCAGGTTATGGCTTCTACGGAACTGATTGACGTCCAGGAAATTATTAAGCGCGAAATCTATGACGCACTAAGCGAACTAGCGGAGTGGAAACCGGAGTCTTTACGCCGTAATCAAGGTAATGGCCATGAAGAGAATTGAGCGAGACCTGTTACAAATCACATCGACATTACTGCCGCCATCATCTCTTACTGTATCGGAGTGGGCGGACGCAAACAGGTATCTAAGGACAACAACGAGCGCCGAGCCGGGTCGATGGCGAACAGACCGGTTTCCCTTTAACCGCGAAATACTCGACAGCCTGTCGACCAATAGCCCCGTAAAAGAAGTTGTGCATATGAAAGCAGCGCAAGTCGGCGCGACAGACGGGGCGACCTGCTGGCTTGGATATATCGTCGACCAGGAGCCTGGACCCGCAATGGCTGTCCAGCCAACGGTAGACTTAGCTAAACGATTTAGCCGGCAGCGTGTAGGCCCCATGACAGAAGACGCGCCCTGCTTAAAAGGTAAGATTAAAGTAGCACGCAGCCGGGACAGTGGCAATACAATTCTTAGTAAAGAGTTCCCGGGAGGCATATTGCTCCTGGCTGGCGCTAACTCCGCAGCCGGTCTCCGGTCGGCGTCCATCCGCTATTTATTTTTAGACGAGCTTGACGCATATCCGGATGACGTAGAGGGAGAAGGCGACCCGGCCGATCTGGCCATTGCCCGGACAAGGAATTTTACGCGCCGAAAAATCTATAAGGCGTCAACACCTACGATATCCGGCGCGTCGCGCATTGAACTGGACTACATGGACAGCGACCAGCGCAAGTATTTTGTTCCCTGTCCTGAGTGCGGTCATATGCACGACCTGCAGTGGGCGAACTTTATCATTCCTGTCGACGATAAAGGAGAAAAGCTGCCGCAAAAAGCGCACATGGCCTGTCCGTCATGCGGTATTGTGATTAAGGAGCATCATAAGACGCGCATGTTGGAGCACGGCGAGTGGCGCCCGACTAACCCTGACTATCCGGATAAGTCCAAACGCGGATACCACATAAGCGCATTATATAGCCCGTTAGGCTTTTTCTCCTGGGCGGACTGCGCTACACAATGGCTAAAAGCCCAAAAAGACACGAACAAGCTAAAAACCTTCGTTAATACCGTGTTAGGGGAATGCTGGGTTGAAGATGACGGCGAGTCTCTAGACGCAGGAGCCTTAGAGGAGCACCGACAAGAATACGGTAGACACACAGACATGTCTATCGTTATCCCTGATAGTGTTCTTATACTGACTGCAGCCGTTGACGTGCAGGACACATGGCTGGAATATGAAATCGTTGGCTGGGGCAAAGGTAAACGGTCATGGGGCATTGAAACGCACCGCATTATGGGCGACTTAAGCAAAAGGCAAATCTGGGATGACTTAGATATGGTACTGCAGAAAACCTGGCGCAACTCGTCTGGTCGGCAGTACAAAGTTCTCTGTACCTGTATCGATTCCGGTGGACATTTTACTCAAGAGGTCTACGCTTTCGTTAAAGGTAAGGAGCAGCGTCGCGTGTTCGCTATTAAGGGTAAAGGCGGTCTTGGTGTGCCGTTGGTCGGGAAGCATACGCGCAGTAACCGTGCTAATATTGCGCTATTCCCCGTCGGAGACGACACCGGCAAAGAGACCGTATTGAATCGACTGAAGATATCTGGCCGGGATGAAGACGGCTATTGCGTTTTCCCGCGTGAGTCAGAGGCAGGCTACGACGAGGTCTATTTTGAGGGATTAACCTCAGAAAAACGAAAAATCAGGTACAGTATGGGTAAACCCCGGATTGAATGGGTAAAAAAATCTGGCGCTCGCAACGAACCATTAGATATCCGTAAATACGCCACCGCAGCGCTAGAAATTTTGAACCCGAACTTAGAGTTACTGGCTCAAATGAATAAGGAACAGCTGGCACCGATGACAGGCCAGCCACGCAAACGCCGGGTGTTAAGCTCCGGCGTTTCGGTTTGATAGGAGGAAACCATATTGTCAACATGGACATTAGAGCAAGCCCGCCAGCACTTAAAAGCATGGATGGATGCCGACTTAGCGTTAGCCGCAAGCAAAGAATACCGGCTGGGCAGCAGAACACTGACGCGGGCAGATGCGGGTGAAATTGCCGAGCGCATCCGCTTTTGGCACCAGGAAGTCGAAAGACTACAGGGCCGGGGGGCGAGACGATTTAGGCGAGTGATCCCATATGACTAACATATTAGACCGCGCGATAGGCGTTCTGTCTCCTGAGAGGGCGCTCAAGCGAGAAGTTTCGCGGCGGCGCTTAGAGTTGCTGAATTCCGGTTACTCACACCATGGCGCTAGCCGGACAAAGACTTCTATGCTGGGATGGATGTATCACAGCGGATCACCTGATGATGACATTACTTTAAACACTGTGGACTTACGCCAAAAATGCCGGGATCTATACATGGGCAACCCGCTCGCCTGTGGGGCGCTTAAGACTGAAAGGACAAACGTCGTCGGCATCGGCCTACAATTAAACCCGCAGGCCGATGCAAAATTCCTGAAAATGTCTGATGATGAGGCTAACCAATGGAGGGAAACCGTACGGAGGGAATTTGCACTCTGGGCTGATAGCAAGACTTGCGATGCAGCGCTTACCAGTGATTTCTACCAGCTGCAGCAGCTGGCTTTTTTGTCGGCGCTGATGTCCGGCGATGTCTTTGTATTGTTGCCGGCGGTTGCCCGGGCAGGGAGTGTATATAACCTCTGCGTGCAGCTCGTGGAAGCCGACAGGGTTTGTAACCCACTGGGAATCTTAGAACAGCCGCCGGTTATGGAAGGCGTAGAGCTTGGAGGGTATGGCGAACCAGTTGCTTACTACATTGCCAAGTACCACCCGTTAAGCACTGTTAATACAAAACTGAACGAATGGACAAAGGTACGGGCGTTTGGTGCAAAAACGGGTCGGCGCAATGTCTTGCACCTAAAGGATATGGAGCGGCCAGGTCAGCGCCGCGGGGTGCCCAAGCTTGCGCCGGTCATTGAAATCATTAAGCAGCTAGGACGCTATACGGAAGCAGAGGTCATGGCCGCCGTTGTATCCGGCCTATTAACTGTAGCAATCACCTCTGATGCAGCAGATAACACCGGTGGGCTTGGAGAAGATGAATTGCCCGGCATTGTGTCCGGCAAGTCCATTGATGACGATGCCCAAAATGCTATAAAGCTGGGCAACGGGACGGTTGTTGAACTACGTCCAGGCGAAAAATTAGATTCAATCAACCCGACAAGGCCGAATGCGGGTTTTGACCCGTTTGTAATGTCGCTTCTTAGGCAGATTGGGGCTGCGCTTGAAATTCCAATGGAGCTCTTAGTCAAGCACTTTACAGCGTCCTATTCCGCTTCCCGTGCGGCACTGTTGGAAGCCTGGAAGTATTTCCGCATGCGCCGTGACTGGCTGGCCTGCGATTTTTGCCAACCAATTTATGAAGAATGGCTGGCAGAAGCCGTTGCGCGCGGCAGAGTGCCGGCGCCGGGGTTTTTCTCTGACCCTGCCATCCGTAAAGCCTACTGTAATGCCGAATGGAACGGGCCATCGCCAGGGCAGATTGATCCCAAAAAGGAAGCGGATGCGGCTGTTGTCAGGGTACAGAACTGTTTTAGTACCATGGCGCGGGAAACAACGGAACTGACGGGAGGTGACTGGGAGGCCAATTACCGCGAACGCGTCAGGGAAGAAAGAATGATGAAGGAGGGAGGTCTTGTATATGAACGGACGCAACAAACACTATCAAGTCAGGAACGAGATATTGATGCCGACTAATGTAACACAGAATTCACTGGATATTGTTATTCGTGGACCCGTTGTTGACTCATCCTGGTGGGACGATAACGCAGCGACACCGCAAATGGTGCAAGATAAGCTGGCTACTGCCGGCAATGTCGGGCAAATCAATGTGCATATCAACAGTCCTGGCGGCAGTGTTTTTGCCGGCCAAGCCATCCACAACATGCTCCGGCAACACCCCGCCAACGTCACAGTATACATTGACGGCCTGGCCGCGTCCATCGCATCGGTTATCGCCATGGCCGGCAACAAAATTATCATGCCGCCAGGGACAATGATGATGATCCATAACCCACTGCTGTCTTTATGGGGATCTTATCAGTCGGGCGATATGCGGGAGATGGCAGACTTCCTGGACAAGATAAAAGAATCGTTAGTGGCAACTTACGTTTCACGTTGTACCAAGAAAACAAAAGACGAGATTATTGCCCTGATGGACGCCACCACGTGGATGACGGCAGTAGACGCCGTAGACATGGGGTTTGCCGATGAAATTGAAGGAATAGCAGTATCGGCGTCCATGAGTGGTAAGGTGCTCAATATTGCCGGAAAAAGCTTCGATTTGTCACCATTTGCGACAGTACCTACTGTTCAGGCAAGTGTCAATGTCTCATCTGCGACAGAAATAAAAAATGAGGAGGAGAAGATTTTGGATTTAAACGAACTAAAAGCTAAACATCCCGAGCTTTACAATCAGCTTTTTGAATTGGGGGTCAAAGCTGAACGCGACCGCCACAAGGCGCTTGACGCTATTGCACTACCAGGCAATGACGCTATTATCGCATCCGCTAGATATGAGACAGGAGCCAGTGCTGAGGCGGTTGCCCTTAAAATTATTGCGGCTGAAAAAGAGAAGCGGACACAACACCTGACAAACACGCTTGAAGATGTTGCCGCCTCGAACTTGACACAGGTGCCGGCATCGCCCGCGCCAAGTGCTAGTGAAGAAGAAGCGGCTCAGGTAAATGCAGCAGCGGCTAAAATAGCGGCAGCCGCAAACGAAGGGAGGAAGTAAGACATGGGATTTAATGAAAATTTAGCGGTACAGACGGCTGCCGTCGATTATGATAACCTGTTTGTTACTGGATCGGGCTTTCCGATAGTAACCGATGCCGTAATTATAGCAAGTGGCAATAAACTGGCAAGGGGGACCGTACTAGGAATAGTAACGGCTAGTGGGAAAGCAGTTGCTGTTGATTCTAGTAAGAATACTGGCGTAGAGCTCCCATATGCTGTGCTCGCTAATGATACGGATGCTACAGCGGCTGACGTTCTAGCCCCAATCTATCTGACTGGCGAGTATAACGGCCACAAGTTGATTTTCGGGGGCAGTGACACATCGGATACCCATAAAACAGCTTGCCGTAAAATCGGGATTTTTATCAAATCGGCAGTGCCGGTATAACAGGAGGGGTTAAATAATGCCTATTGATATGTTTAGTGTGCGGACACTCTTAATGGCCGTCAAAAATATGAAGCCCGCGAGAAGATTTTTAACAAATACCTTCTTTTCGCAAGTAAGACCCACCATTACCTCGACAATTGATATTGATATCGTGAAAGGCAAGCGCAGGCTCGCTCCTTTTGTTTCGCAGCGCATTGGCAGTACAACAATGGAAACAGACGGGTTTACTACAAGTACCTATAGGCCGCCATTAGTGGCGCCGGACTATCCGTTTACCGGGGAAGATTTAGAAACAAGATTACCAGGCGAAAACATCTATTCCGGCCAAAGCCCTGATGATCGATTGGCGGTATTAATAGGCAGCAAGTTAGCTGAATTTGAAAACGCAATTGCTCGTCGGGAAGAGTGGATGGTGGCTCAGGCGCTTGCAACCGGAAAAATCCCTGTTGTTGGTGAGGGGGTTAATCAGCTTATTGACTTTCAGCTTACCAATAAGCAAACTTTAGGCGTTAAAGCTAAATGGAACTATACGGCGTCAGATGCGAACAGTCACCCTATAAAGGACTTAAAGCGTTGGAAAAGGGAGTTAGCGAAATCCGGCTTTACGCCAACACATTGTATTATGGATACCGGCGCAGGTGATGCCTTTTTGGCGCATCCCGACATTGAAAAACTGTTTTCCATGCAAAACGCAAATTTTGGTACTCTGGCTCCTAGAAGCACAGACCCGGACGGAACTTGTTTCCTGTGCAGGCTAAATGAAATCGGTTTGGACGTGTATACCTATGAAGAATGGTATGTCGACCCTGTAGATAACGAGGAAAAGCCATTGTTGCCAAACGGTACGGTTATCATGGCGTCATCGAATTCAGTATCCACCGGTTTTGTTATGGCCTACGCATCGATCATCGATGTAGTTAACGGTACATTTAGTTTGTCCCGTGTGCCAAAATCCTGGTTGCAGAACAAACCTCCAGTAAGATATCTAGCTCTACAATCACGGCCACTCCCGATCCCGACTATGGTCGATAGTTGGTATGTGGGGACGGTGTTGTAAATATGGGCTTTAAAGATCAAATAGCCGCTGATATGGCGGTTTTTTTTAATGCCGACGAATTTGCCGACTGGCATGATATTGACGGCAAGCGGCTGCTCTGCGTCGTTGACGACCAAGTAATCCGTGAGCGCGACGGCGGACAAAGAAGTCAGATCGATGGCCTATATCTGGATGAAATCATCCTATTCGTAAAACAGACTGACCTTCAAAAAGTCCCGGTCCGTGGCCAGCGGTTGAAACTAGATGGCAAGCTATATTTTGTCAGTAAAGTTAGCGGTACAGATATGCTGGAAATCGTCTTGGCGACAAACAATGATCGATCTTGATGCTAACCAAATAAAACTTGCCGCAACACTGATGGGCCACATGCCGGAGAAAATACCGCATATGCTGGCGAATGTGGCCAACCGCGTGGTAGCTGGCATCCGTACCGATGCCAGCCGCCAAGCCAGGGAAGCGTATACAGTCAAACTTGAAGGCGCTTGGTCTAAAATACGAGTCTCCAAGGCATCAGCATCCAATCTTTTGGCTACGGTTAGAGTGAAAGGTAGCCCAATCCCATTATCTAAATTTAATATACGCCCTAATTCAGCCCCCAGCGTGGGACGGCAGAAAAAGCCTATTTTCGCTCAAGTGCTTAAGGCTAGAGGCGGTACGCTTAAGAAAGCATTTTTAGCACGTGGCGAGAACGGCATAGGTGTTTATCGGCGGCTTAGTGCCGCCAGAAATCCTATCGGACAGCATTACGGTCCGTCGGTACCGCAAATGATGGGGCATACCGATGTAAGCGGAAAAATCGAAAGACTAGCCAAAGAGCGTCTAGACAAGCGTTTCGAACACGAACTAAACCGGTATTTGCGAGGGATAAATATATGATTGCATTACAACTGCTGGATGCGCTTAATAAGTTCTTAGAAGCGACGGTAAAAGAATACCAATTGGCAACCAGCGAAGGGTGTGTAAAGTCCCCTCAGGTTGTGTCCGGGTTTTTACCCCCTAAGGGCGACACGGATTTTCCTGATTTCCCGTTTGTCACGCCTCGTCTGATTAGAGGTGAAGATACGGCGGAGGTAGGAACCGTAACAGTAAAAATCATAGTAGGTACCTATGCCGAGGATAATCAAGGGTGGCGCGATTCTCTTATCCTTATAGAGCATATTCGACAGGTACTTTTTACTAAGCGTATTCTTGCTAAAAAATACAGGGTGGAATACCCGTTTAAATGGGAGCAGCCCGAAGAGCAGGCACTGCCTTATTGGCTGGCCGAAATGACAACAACATGGACGGTTCCCCGTCCGATTGAGGAGGTATATTATGACGAAGAAGACGACGCCTGCAGCAACAACTGGGCCGGAGCGGGTGATTTACTGCGGCCCTAGTATTCCGGGTGGCAGCCTGAAGCAGTACACAGTGTATAAAAATGGGCTGCCAGAGCATTTAACTAGCTTGCTTGAGAAATGCCCAGAAATTAAAGAGTTATTTGTACCTATAGCTGATTTAGCTAAGACCCAAACTGCAATCAAGCAGCCAGGGTCTATTTTTTATCGTCACTATCAGATCGTGCAGCAGTTTTGCAGGAAAGGAGCCGATTAAATGGGTTACAGGCATGGAATCTATGTACCTGAGGTAGCAACGTCCATTGTGCCGCCTGTGCAAGTAAGCGCAGGGTTGCCGGTGGTATTTGGCACTGCGCCGGTTCACCTGGCAGCTGATCCGGCAGGAGTTAACAAGCCAGTGCTATGTTATACCTACGGCGAAGCGGTCAGTCAGTTTGGCTATCATGCTGATTGGGAGAAGTACACGCTGTGCGAGTTTATGAAAAGCCATTTCTCGCTATTCAATATGGCGCCAGTCGTTTTTATCAATGTGCTTGATCCGACTGTGCATAAAAAAGAGGCAAATAAGGCGATCACGCTAACAAATAACGTTGGCACAATCAACAGCAGCGAAGTTATTATATCGTCTCTAACTGTCAAACAAGGAGAAACCACTTTGCGGCCAGGAGTCGATTATCATGCCGCGTATGATAACAACGGCTATGTCGTTATCAGCCGGATTAATGGCGGTGCCATTACGGCGGAAGCAGCCAGTATTACGGCTAGTTATAACGAAATTGCTCCTGACATGGTTACATCTGGCGACATCGTCGGCGGCATTGACAGTGCAACCGGCAAACAAGAGGGCTTGGAGCTTGTCGACGCAGTGTTCCCCTATTTCCGCCTTGTGCCAGGGTTGATTGTAGCTTCCGGCTGGTCACATGATCCAACGGTGGCAGCCGTCATGACAGCCAAAGTTAATAACATCAACGGAATTTTCAAAGCGCTGGCTTTAACCGACATTCCAACTAGCACTGTAAAAAAATATACCGATGTCCCTAACTGGAAAAATCAAAATAATTACACCAGTACACGGCAGGTTGCCTGCTGGCCAAAAGTCAAACTTGGCGGCGACATCTATCACTTGTCGACACAAGCGGCTGGGGTATTGTGTAAAACTGATTCCGAGAATAACGATGTACCGTATGTATCGCCGTCCAATCATAACCTGCAGGCCAATGGCGCTTGTTTGGCTGACGGCACTGAGGTGTATTTAGATCTCCAGCAAGCCAATTATCTCAACGGGGAAGGCATCGTGACGGCACTCAACTTTATCGGTGGTTGGAAGCTTTGGGGCAACCGGACGGCGGCCTATCCCGCTAATACCGACCCCAAGGACGCGTTTATCCCGATCCGCCGGATGTTCGACTGGCATGGCAACACATTTATTCAAACCTACTGGCAGAAGGTCGACGCGCCGACTAACCGCCGGCTGATCGATACCGTAATCGACAGTGAGAATATCCGTCTGAACGGTTTCACTGCGCGGGAGTATATCCTCGGTGGTCGAGTCGAATTCCTAAAAGAAGAGAACCCGGTAACCGACCTTATGGACGGGATTATCCGATTCCATACCTATATGACACCGCCGTCGCCAGCGCGAGAGATAAGCAACACACTTGAGTATGACATTTCATACTTAAAGACGTTATTCAGTTAACAAAGGAGAGGAAAACATGAATCAAGTACCTGAAAAACTTAGTGGTTTCCGTGTATACCGCGATGGCGTTGACTTAATCGGTATTGCCGATGCTGAACTGCCGAGTATTGAGCCGATGAAGGAAACGGTGAAAGG